ACGTTCAAACAATCATCAGACCTTCAAGAATATCAACCTCAGTAGTAATATTTTTATCATTCACATCCTTTTGTTCAAATATATCAGAAATATTAAGAGACGTATTAAGTGTAAGACAACTGCCGGAATCCGACACGATTATATTTCCATCACTATTCAAATCAATGACATAATTAATTTTGCCATTACCGTCTTCACCGCCACAATATTTTTGACGATATTCGACAATTTTGTTATAGAGGTAGGTGTTCTTTTCAAGATTTATTTTAAACTTCCTATGGATTGAGAAACATTACGAGTTTGTATAGATTGGTGTAGATTACTTCTTTAATCTTCCGGGATTCCACTTTCCAGCTTCTTCCTTCGATACCAAAAAATTTTTCACGCCGTCATTAACCACAACCTTTCCCTTATTTGTATTTGTTCCAATTACAGGGCCAGCGTCGTCGCCGGGCTCGAATACCGGCGCTGCGGCAGGCTTGAAACGCTTGGAGTAAAGGGCCTGTAGAGCCTCGTCAGTAAGTTCATCGGTACCTGTGATGATAGCCTTAACATCTTCGGCCACAGGGGCCTTCACAGGGTCAGGGAGAATGCCGGGATAGGCTTCCTGAAATAGTTCATAGTCAATTCCGGGATAGGGAAGATACTTGTCCTTGACGGCAAGAAGAAGTTCGGCATCATCTGGATGAACAGATTCAAGAAGCTGTTTAAAAAGATTCTCGCGCTTGCGCTGGTCAAGGTTATCAACTCCACCCTTACAGAAGATGTAAAGCTTACGATATTCACGATACAGCTTCGAATCCAAGTCTCCATCACGGCTGGCCGGTTTGTAGTCGATTCGACCCTTGGGGAGCAGCCATTCGACGCCGGGATGAAGAGCACCCTGCACGATGAAACGTAAGGGCTCGTTGAATACCGTGCGGAGATAAAGAATCTGGTCGGCTCGTGTGTGGGTCTTCTTGATGTCGGATGCTGTCTTCAGCAATAGCGAGATGGCGGTAGGCTGGCTCAAAATATTCTCCTTAAAAGTTCTGGATGTCTGGTAATAGTTCTGATAAATTATGCTCCATGAAATAATTCATCAGGTTTTTCTTGGGTTTATCTTTTTGGACAAAATAGGTCTCTACGATCTTCTTTTGCAACTCCATCGGAGTCTTGCTCAGATCAATCAATTGTCTATTCAGATCAAATCTTTCCTTCAATTCGTCAGGCACCCTTTTATCTTCCCACCACAGGTCGATCTTTTTCTTATGCGCTGGCTTCTGTCTTATATTTAATGCGACAGAATTGATGGGCGAGAAGATATTGGGGATTGAGTCACCAGAATCGCCTTTAATTATGTGTTCGAAGAGATATTTGTTCGGATCATCCGTTTCTAGGAACTTTTTATCCACCGAACTGTACTGCTTGACGTTCTTATACCGCTGAAGTTGCATGAAATCATGGTCACGCGAGACGATCATGACGGGCTCTTCGAGAAAAACAAGCCTTACCAAGGTGGCGATGATATCATCCGACTCCGCGCCTTCCACTTCGATCAGCGGATAAGAAAAGTTTTCATTAATTTCTTCCTTGATCTTCCGCATGTACTTATACACGTCAGACCAGTTGATCAGGGACTCTTCGCGGGTCTTCTTCCTTCCGATCTTGTAGTAAGGAAATAAATCCTTGCGCCAATAAGTGTGAGAGTCGCAGGAAATAATCACGTTCCCATAGTCACGATGCTTACGCTTAACGGCCTGAATTGACTTCAGGACCATGTGGCGGATCAGGTCTTCGTTTAGCTCCACCGTATCGTTCATAAAAAGATACTGCATGACGGCGGCTACCATCGTGCCAGAGAAGTCAAGAAGGATCATTCTATTCCACCAATTCCTTCGGCTCCCTGTTCAAGGGCATTTATTGTTGCCTTATCCAACATTAGATCAACTAATGTATCACCATTTTCCTCTTCTCTGGTCAGTTCATAATAAAGACTCTTTGCAAATTCCTTTTCATCTTCAATGAAATATTTATGATTTTCAAATCCACATTCATTATTGAAGGCTACAGCAGCAGCAAATTTCAAAGCACTTATAGGAATTGTTATAAAAATATTTTCATCTGTCAGGATAACTTGTGCATTCATAGATAAAATTCCCCATAGGCTCCACCATATACAGCGTCGTCGTCTGCGGCTTGCTCTGCCGCTAGTAATTCTAATTTCGACGCCTTACGGATCATCATTTCGTTGTATTCTCCGACAAAATCATGTACCCAACTCTCAAGTTCGTAATAAGTATTTTCATCACTCTCCAGACGCCGGATAATGTTAGGGATCAAATCCTTAATATTTGGAGGGCGATTAGATAGAATTTCTAAAATCTCGGCACCCTTGTCGTTCGAATGAAACCGCAACTTAAGAGACATAATACACCTTTAGGTTTTATAGTTGAAAACGGCCTCTTCCTTCTCCATCTCGCGGGGAAGGCCGACCATCTGGGTCAGTAGATTATTCCACTGAATTTTACGGAAGTTCCAGTTATGGATTTGATCTACATAGGACTTCTGATTTTGAAGCTTCGCACCGATGTTGTAACCATCGGTATAATTTGAAATGGCGATATCAAGCATCGACTTAAAGGACAGACTGTGCTTGTTGATATCTTCTTGAAATTGGTAGGAATAGGTCCAATTTGCGGAGGTTTCATAAAGAGCCCCGAGGTTCGAATGAACACACGTCAACCCTGCCGACATCGCCTCGATCAGACACAAACAAGAAGTTTCCTGCCATGTAGAAGGATATGCGAAGATGTGAGACTTGGCAAGGGCTTCTCTCACAATATCATTAGATTGAGACCCATGATAATTAATCTTGGGATGTTGGCGGCAGAAGTCGAACAGCGCCTCGTATTCCTTATCCCGCTCTGACCATCCATAAAGGTCGAACGACGAGAACACGTCTAGCTCTAGATTAGGATACTTCTCCAAGAGGCTAGGGAAGACTGTGGCGAGAATGTTCAGACCACGATGGGGAGTGGGCGTGTAGATCAGCCGAACCGTGTCGGTGGGCTTGTTAACGTCCACGCCTTCAATCGGAAGAATCGAATTCTCGATGACGATGCACTTCGACCATGGAATGTTATATTCCTTGATGAAGGATTGCATCTGCCAGTTTGAAACAAACACCAGAAGGTGGAACTTTTTCCATCCAGAATATTTCAGATAATCCAGCGACGGATCACCGGCAAGGTCGTGGATATAGGCAATTCTAATTTTTGTTTCGTCCAGAGACTCGGTGAGTCTCGTCGGAATAATTTGAAAATTACTCATCAAATCTTCGTGTACGGCTTCCTTCAGACGATTCATCAAAAGTTCCGTCCCTCCAAGAGGAATTTTATTTTTAGTTAACATTTTTCTCCTTAAGCTGATTCTAAGTTGGGTGCCGTCTCGATATGCACGATAGATTTGAATCCCTCGTCGGCGGTGGGCATTTCGAAAGACTTTTTCATGCTCTCGACAATTCTAGAGGGAATAGTCTTCCCCGGTCGGTTTTGAAGACGATATTCATGACAGATATCATTCTCACAGGTAACATAAACACACACCTTGATATAATCATCCGGTATCATGTCCATAATTCTCTTGCGAGACTTCTTGTTGAGATTAGTACGGTCCACGATGAAGCTTACACCATCCTTGACGGCCTCGTTGATGCTGTTGAAGAAGGTCTTGGTGGCTTCACCAATTTGATCTTCGAAGCATTCGTTATAAGTCATGCCATGCGTGTTGGCATAATCCTGAATGATGTTATCCGTCGAAAGAACACGAACTTTCGGATCAAAGACATTTTCCTTGATCCAAGTGGACTTGCCGCTGCCGGGAAGGCCAACAATAACATGCACATATTTAAACATGATCAACCTCCTCCAACCACATTAACATTAACAAGACGAAACAAAAACACCATCACGAATAATGCGGATAAACCACCAAGTCCAATGACCCAACCGAAAGCGTCATCAATCTTCGCGATACCATATGTTCCGATCAACGTAAAGAAAACTGTCAGAAACAGGGGGATATAAATCGAAAGGTAGATCATATTAATCCTTCAAAAAATTTAAATGGCTCCCTCGTGTGGGGTCGAACCACAGTTTCAGGTTTCAGAGACCAGTGTCCTACCATTAGACGACAAGGGAATAATATATACGATATTTATTGACATGTAAAGCCTCTTTTATCATCTTCTGTGTAGAAGACGCTTTTAATTTCAAAGGCGGCGATGGCATTCATACATCCGGCACATGGCTTGGCGAGGCCTGAGACATATTTTCCCCTCGGCTTGTCCTTTTTCACCCTAGAAACGTAAATCGAACACCTTTTTAGATCATCCAAGGATATCACACGCAGGGCATTTTTGATAGCATCAATTTCAGAATGTAGGTAAATACATTCTTCGATGGAGCCGAACCTCTTCTGGAAGGGATGGGATTTCTTGGAGTTGACGCCGAAGGAAATCAGTTTAGTTCTTCTAAAAATTCCTGAAACCATCTTGGCGTTGGATGTCTTTTCGACGGCGAGGGCCATGTTGAACATGGTGTCGTAAATCTCGTTATGTCTCATATATGATGCATTATCCGGCCTTACGTCTCATTTATGATACATTAGAATGATAGTTGTGGGACTGAGCCACATTTCGTGGATATAAAGCCGAAGTTTTATCTTTTAAACTAAACTATCATTCTAAATGTATTAGAAGTTAACTAGAGGAATCGAACACTCTGCCTCCGCTTGGCGCGGTATCTGCTACCACTAGAATAAGTTAACTTCTAAACTGGCTCCTAGTCTGGGGATCGAACCCAGCTAATCATTGCTTAACAGGCAAGACCTTGCACCAAGCTTGGTTTCCTAGGAATAATTCTACATCCTATTTATACGAAAAAAATAGGAATATCAATGACAATCTCAGTTGATACCCAGAGCATCCATGTAGAGGTCTAAGATTTCCTCTTCCTCACGTCGAATCTCACGATCCTGCTTACGGATCGAGATAATCTTACGAATAATTTTCGTGTCGAAGCCGGTTCCCTTGGCCTCCGCATAGATTTCCTTCATATCGTCCTTCAAGGCCTGTTGCTCTTCAGCGAGACGCTCGATACGCTCCACGAAGGCGCGTAGATGACCAGCATTGACTTCCTCGGTACCCGTTACCACGTCATTAAAACCATCAACCATTTTTAAACTCCTTTGAAGAAATTATCTTCTTTGCTGTATCTAATTGTGTATTCATCTTCTTTTGGATCGTACCAATAATCCAGAAGAATAAAACGTGCATCTATTGGATAAAGTACAAATTCTTCGATATCAGACTTCGACTTGAATTTCTTATGACTAGCCAAAAGAGGCTTACCATCATCCAAAAATAAGACCAGTACTAAACATATCATAAACAGCTTTAGCCTCCACGATAGGTGTCACCGGCATCAAGTCGGAAAGTACGTGATACCGATTCGATAACCACGTATTAAATTCTTTTGTAAATCCATCCGTCGTTTCAGACAACATTATCATCTCCTTAGAAAGAAATTACCGGATCGGCCACCACGGCTTCTCTCGGGAAGTAGGGGAAGGTAATAGGCTCTCTTGGACCCTTTGGATTGTCCAGATCATGGACAAGACCGTCAGGCTCCTTGAAAACGCTACTAATTCTGATGTTTTGATAAATATCCTGACCATTTAAATGCTCGGTGATGTTCATCCATTCGTCATCTTCGCCCGTCAGGGGAGTCAGACACTTGCTACAAATCAGACGATTTAGAACAGGTGCCATGGCCCATACTGCGCCGCCAGAATCCCATGTTTCAAAAAAGATGTCAAGGATTTTTTTCACCGCATCCTTATCGGTCTCTTCAAAACCGGCCTTATCCATCTCATAAATTGCTTTATTTCTAATACTCATTTTCTATGCTCCTTTTCCATTCGAAACCACTTAATATACGTGAACCTAATCTATCGATATATTCTAGTCTCCAGAATACACGTTCCAACCATACCCACCTTCCATCAGAAAGTATAACTGGATGCCATGCAAAGCGATAGTATCCTGAAGTTTCCTTTTGAAGTTTGGCTACGGCGGCTATTTTCCTCTCTTGCTGAGTTTTACCCCAAATCATCAATGCACCGGCTTGATGAAGACGAGAGAATTATCCTCTAGTCTAAAAATCTGCCAACCGGGATACCTCTTATGAAAGTCGGCAAACCACTTCTTGTCACCCTGTGATAAAATTCGTCTGATCAATTTTTTTTCTCCTTTCAAGATTAGCTTCTGCCAATTCATTATCTTTATTTTCTAATTCTCTGGCTAGATTCATATAATATTTCTTCAATGAGAAGAATTCCTTTATATCTATTAGATATCTCTGACGCACGAGCCAATAATCATCATTACAGAATCTTTTAGATTCTGGTTTTTCGTGCCACCCCAAGACGGTCATATCCACAGAACCGTCTTCAAGATATTCCTCAAGAAGAAGAAAAATGGGCAGGCCGACTTTATCTTGTGGTTTTACAATTAAATTATAAGAAGAATTGTTGATAGACCTGACTTCAATCGTAAAACCTACATCGATATTATTTTTAGAAGACATCCCTGACCAGCAAAGATTAAAACAATGTGCAACGGCGATTTCTGCTCTGGCTGCTCTTAAATCCTGTATAAAGTTTTCAAAAGGATTTTTTTCTCTATTTTCATCAGGAACACCTTGATCGTTGCATTCAGATATACGGAGAAGTGCCTGATGATAGGCCATATTGAGGTCTCTTTGGGAAAGTATATGATGACACTTTCCCGCGTTTTTATGACCTTTAGGATGAATATCCCATCGATGATGGTCTAAATCTTGAATTCTTTCTTGATCCATTCGTTAATATCCGTTTCATTAAAAAGAGCCATCCAGAATTCTTCATTATCTTCGATATCCTTGGCCTTATACTTTTCGTCAGGCTTGTCCTTACGGGCGTAGGACTGTGCGGTAGGCCGGATCACGTAACCCGCCTCCACGGCCAGATCAAGCATACCTGACCACCGTTTGATACCCTCATCGAAGTAGACCATGATCGGGATTTTGGTGTCTGCCTTAATGAATCGGGACTTGTAGGTGCAGATGGTGAACTGGAAACCCTTAGTTTCCTTTTCTTCCTTTTCCTTGGCCTTGGTGATGGTCCAGATGACGTTGGAATTATAAATTGAACCGGTACCACCAGTCGGAACATCCTTGCTGTACATTTCGATGGTCTTGTAAGTATGATTTACCATGACACCATAGACATCCTTCGAATTAATCAAAGGCATGATCATGCGGAAAACAGACTTCATGACCTTGGCGCGGGTCATGTCCTGTGTCACCTTCTCGTCGGCAGCGTCGGTTAATTCCTTGATTGTCGGCATATTTCCGAGACTGTCAACAAGAATTAGAACCCTATCTTCTCGGGTAATTTCGTTCAACTGCTTGACAATATCACTTCTAAATTGTTCTAAATTTAGAACAGGACAGTGGATGATGTTTTCAATGTTGATGTCCTTGAAATAAGACTCGGGAGTTCCAAACTCGGAATC